CTTTGGAATTGGCTGCTACGGCTCTTACGACCGAGATGGCTGCTGATACCGCTGTTCTTGACTACGACACGAACGCTACGTTGACTTCTGCTAACATCCTTGACAAGATGCAAGGTGCTTACCAGACGATGAGCGCTAATATGCTCGCTGCTGTTTACGGTGATGCTGATCGTCAGCTTCGTCCTGCCTTCTTTATGGGTACGGCTGCTGTACAGCACTACCAAATCGCTATCGCTGGTCTTTACACCACGACTGCTCAAGGTGTTGTAGAAGGTAACATTCCTGCCTACTACGGTATGGAGGTTGTTCACTTCCCTTCACTTGCTGCTAACGAGTTCTTCATCTCAGCTCCTGAGAATATCGTTATGTTGACCGACGACTACAATGACGTTCGCGCCATCGATATGAAGTACGAATCTGAGCTTTCTAGCGACAAGATCTGGGGTCAGTTCAAGCTTGGCTTCTCTTACCTGAAAGGTGAGGAGATCGTTTACGCTAAGAACTTCGCCTAATAATTAACCGAGGGGGGCGAAAGCCCCCTCTCACTTAAATAATATAATAAAATGGGATGTCCTGTTGATTTCACCGGCCTTTCAGTTTCTTACGCTTGTGGCGAGATCGCCTCAGGTGGTTTGAAAGCTGTACACCTTGTAGACAAGGCTGATCTGCTTGCCAACGGTGACCTTACGGTTACTGGCAACACTGTTGCTATCACTGGTACTGGACTTGTAACCAACGGTTGCGAGGTTCTTACCTTGGGTTTCAACAACAAAGATGCCTTCTCTAACTTTACCGACGTAAAGACTGTAAACGCTGATGGTTCTGCTTCTGTAGTTCCTACGATCCAGCTCGAGTTCTTGCGTATGGACGCTACCAAGCGTAACGCTCTGGAAGAGATCGCTACTCCGGGTGCTGAAATCGTTGCCTTCGTTGAGACTGCCGCTGGAACCTACCATATGGTTGGTTACGGATTCGGTCTGTACGCTGGAACGGTTGATGGTGCTTCTGGCGCTGCTCGTACCGACAAAAACCGCTACCAGTTGACTCTGGTTGGTGAGGAGAACGTACTTGCTTACACTCTTGACAGCACGACCTTCGGTAAGGTTACTCTGTAACAATAAATAACCCTGATGGGTGGAGGAGGGGTTTTAGCCCCTCCTTTTTTATTACCTTTAAGCTATGAAAATATTATCCAACGCCCAAACAAACGAACTATCTTTTGTAAAGGCTCCTATGATGGAAGATATTCCTTTCACCATCAAACTAACTAAGATCGTAGGAAGCCAAGAGTACGTCTTCGACAACCTGTACGATAAGTTCGAGTTTGATATTTCAAAAGACTTTATCGTTCTTGATCTTGATCTAACTGAGCAATCTGTTGCAGGTGGTGAGTATAAGCTAGAGATCTATGATGAATTTCGCGTATACGGCAAGTACATTTGCAATGTAGTCGACTACACATTTGAGCAATCTGACAGCACAAACGAGTTATATTCCTCTACAGTTCGAGTAAGTAACTTGTAAATTATTATAAAAAATGAGTGTATTATCTAAGGTTGTAGACTTCTTTGCATCTAACACTTTTGTTGTTGCCAAGGAGACCAACATTGCAATCAACCCACTCGAAAAGTCTATCGAGAACTTGGGTTCTCGTTACGCAGTAGGAAATACAATTGCTGGCGACTACATTAAGTTCGGATACGGTGATGACTTCCCTGTTATCCTTGAGCGTATGTATAACCAGTCACCTGTACACGCTGGAATCATTACCAAGAAGGCTAAGATGGTCTCTGGTAACGGACTTCAGTACGATCTTGAGACTGCGTTCAAGGCTCCTGTAAAGCGTGCAGAGCTTAAGGCTTTCTTGGCTAACTGCGCTGGCAAGTCACAGGGTCTGTACGAGCAAATCGTTCACGCATCTTTCCAACAGGAACTTAACGGTGCTTTTGCATTCTACATCAAGTGGAACAAAGAGCACAACAAGATTGTAGAGTTTAGGTCTTTGGATATCAAGGGATTGCGTATTGCAGAGCCCGGTCCTGATGGCAAGGTATCGCACTTTATTATGCGTCGCAAGTTTGGAAAGGGCGATGTGTCTATGCAGCACAACGAGCCAAAAAAGGTTCCTGCGTTTGACAAGTTCAGCAACGCCCAAGAACAAATCCTGTACGTAAAGAACCCATACAGTGGTAACTATTACTACGGAGTTCCTAACTACATTTCTGCATTCCACTTTATTAATGCTGACTACGAGTTCGGTAAGCACATCCGCAACTCAGCAGCCAATGGATTCACCCCTAAGGTTCTTGCAACGTTTGTTGGACGTAATATGTCTAACGAGCAGAAGCGTGACGAGTTTGAAAAGTTCAAGGCATCTTTTGTTGGATCAGAGGCTGAGACCGTAATCGCATCTTGGGTTAAGAGCAAGGAAGACGCTCCTATCTTCACTCCGCTTGATGTATCTAACCTCGATAAGACGATTGACATACTTAGTCGTTTGAACGATGCTAAGATCCTTACTGCTCACAACGTAACATCACCGACTTTATTTGGTGTTATGGTTGCTGGTAAGCTTGGTGGCACTGGAAACGAGCTTGTTACTGCATACCAGATCTTCCGTGCTACGGAGACTTTGCCAAACCGCTACCACATTGTTGAGTCTGTCAATCGAGTTCTCTCTACGGTTGGCTACGACAAGATCAACATCAGCATCATCGAGGAAGAGATTAACCTCGAGTCTATCAAGGGAGCAAATACCAACGACATACCACAAGCACAATGAGCATCGTAAAAGTTATCTTTATTGACGACAACTATGTCTACCAGAACTACCCACTTCCAAAGAAGCTGGATCGTTCTACGTTGCTCTCATTGATCACTCTTGAGCAGGTAACTTCTATTCAAGACCTGCTTGGTAGTGAGTTATACGACTACCTTGAGGATAAGGTTGATTCCGAGACTCTTGATACTGCCGAAGCAGGCTTGTTCAACCTCGTGAAGTACGCTCTGTGTTTGTACACTGTCCGTAGCGCTATCGGTGCTATTCGTACAGCCGTAGGCACAACCAAAAATGAAGAAAGAAACTTAGACCAATACTCTCTCGATGGGATCTCAAATGGTCTGGACGCTAAGATCACTTATATCAATAAGCGGATTGTAAATTACATCAAGGCTGATACAGATTTGTACGCTCTTGCTGCATCCAGCACTAACGATTTGTTCAACGAGGAGGATTCTCTGCAATCGTCAATCTACTACCCAGTGTACCCGATTGAAGGCGATTGTGATAATCAATAAGGTCTATGATCGATAATCTATTCACGTTTGTCCGCACGCTGGGCAATCAACGCATTGAAGGTAAGAAATTCTTTACCACTCAGATTGGTGTCCTTGGTGCTCTTAGCGATGGGAACTCATCACTCGGTACATCTGGGTATGTCCTTTCGTCTACAGGCACAGGCGTAGAATGGGTTCCTGCTGCAACTAGCAGCGTAGAGTTTCTAGATGACTTATCTGATGTAATTATAACAACCCCATCATCAGGTCAACTTCTTCGTTATGGAATACCTCCGGGGTCTGGAGAGTCGCAGCCAGTATGGTATAATTTTACACCTACTTACCTCACCCCATCGTCATCTATTGATGCACTAGGTGATGTAACGATTAGTACTGCAACAGCAGACCAGGTTCTACAATGGAATGGAAGCCAGTGGGTAAATGCTACGCTGTCTACCGTTGAATATGTGTCTAAGGTTCAGCACACAGTTAAGTGCGGTGTTGCGATAACAAAAGGTCAAGCGGTTTACGTAACTAGTGCTGATGGCACTAATATGATTGTAGGGCTTGCGTCTAACGCATCTGAGGCAACCTCGTCTAAAACGATGGGTCTTGCGGCATCTACAGGCGCTATAAATGCACAAATCTTCGTTGTAACGGAAGGACTTCTTGCTGGACTCGATACGTCAACTGCTAGCGCTGGAGACCCTGTGTGGCTAGGAACGAATGGCAATCTAATATTCGGATTAGCAAATAAACCAGTTGCTCCCGCACACCTTGTGTTCATTGGTATTGTAACTAGGGTACACCAGAACAACGGAGAAATCTTCGTTAATGTACAGAACGGCTTTGAACTCAATGAGATTCACGATGTAAAAATCACTAGTTTAGCTGATAATGATTCTCTTGTATACAATGCAACAACTGCCCTTTGGGAAAATAAGCCAATAACTTATGTACACACACAGGGGAGTGCATCAAGCGCCTGGACAATAAACCACCCACTCAACAAATTCCCATCTGTTGACATCGTAGATTCGGCAAATAGTGTAGTAATTGGCCAAATTGAGTATGTTTCTGCGTCTCAGATAATTGTATATTTTAATAACCCCTTCTCTGGTAAGGCTTATTTGAACTAATATGTCAGTAAATTTCTTAAACCACATAAACCTAAATCAGAATGAACTGCAAAATGCAGTCGTTCAACCTTTAGCGACCGCTCCAGCCAACCCGGTAGTTGGACAAATCTATTACAATAGTGGAGCAATCTACGTTTGTACAGTTGGTGGAGCTACTCCAACCTGGAAAAGCATTAGTGGTGATATCGAAGAAATCACGGCAGGGACTGGTATTAGCGTTTCAGGTGGTACATCTGGAACAGTAACGATCACTAACAGTGACAGGGGTTCTTCTCAGAACATATTTAAGACTTTTACTGATGGAACAAATAACGCTGCTGCTGATAGCAACACTGACACTTTTAAGTTTCGTGGTTCCAATGGTGTAACGGTTACTGTAACGAACGATGACGCTACTCACGGAGACAATCTTCTGATTAGCCTATCATCTGTTCCAAACACAGCACTTGCAAATAGCTCTGTAACTTACACTGCCGGATCAGGTCTTACCGGAGGTGGAGCTGTATCACTTGGTGGTAGTGCAACTATTAACGTTGGTGCAGGATCAGGTATTGCTGTAAATGCCGACGATGTAGCTCTTAAGAATGCAGCATCACTTACCAACAACGTTTTGCCAAAGTGGACTACCGCTAGTACACAGCTTGCAAACTCGTTGATTACAGATGATGGAACAACTGTTACAATTGGCGGTAACCTTACTGTAACTGGAACCACTACGTATGTAAACTCAAATACGGTTGAGATTGGAGACAATATCCTTCTTCTTAATCGTGATGTTACTGGAACTCCTTCCGAGAACGCTGGTCTTGAAATTGAGCGTGGAACTTCAGCTAACGTAAGCCTTATTTGGAATGAGACTACAGATCGTTGGACATTTAGCAATGATGGAACCACGTTCTACAACATTCCAATTTCAACGGAATACAATAACTATGTACACCCAACTCAGAGCGCTATTGGCCTAGATGGTGGTGGACTTAGCTTTATTTCAGACATCACAGTAAACACTCTTGGTCACGTTACTGCCGCAAGCCTTTCAACGATTCAAGATGGAACCGAAGCTCAAAAGGGCGTTGTTGAGCTGGCTACAAACGCAGAGACAACTACTGGAACGTCTACTACGCTAGCAACACATCCAGCTGGTGTAAAAGCTGCTATCGATGCAGCGATTGCTGCAACTGGATTCACTGCTACAATTGGCGATGGTACAGCTACGAGCATTGCTGTAACGCATAGTCTTGGAAGCCGAGACGTTATTGTTCAGATCTACGATCGCAACACCTTTGAAACTGTATACACGGAGGTTATTCGTACAGACATTAACACTGTGACGCTTAACTTCACGTCGGCTCCTGCTGCAAGTGCATACTCTGTATTAATCCAACGTGTACTTTAATCATATTGTATATTCCTAAGGTGGTGGTGGGGAGGCATTTGTCTCCCCATTTTTGTTATTTTTGTATAAATAATTAGTAGATGTCTGTTAGATTTTTAAATGCAATACAAACGACGATTGCATCGTCTTTGATTAAGACAGATTCTAACGGAATTATTGTATCCGCAGTAGCTGGAACTGATTACGTTATACCGTCAGGTAGCATTACTGGAAACGCCGGATCAGCAACAGTTTTACAGAACGCAAGAACACTAACGATAGGCAACACCGGAAAGACGTTTAATGGTAGCGCAAACGTTAGCTGGACACTCGCTGAAATTGGGGCATACGCAGCCACAAATCCTAGTGGATTTATCACATCTTCTGGTTCTATAACTGGAACATCTGGAGGATTACTTCGGGAAGATAATAGAACTATATCTCCATCCGAATTAACTGCTGGATGGTTGAAATTTGGATTCACGTCTTGGGCTAACAATAACAGCTCTCCTTATGCTGATTTTCTGCATATGCGTTCATATACGGACGCCAGTGGGGGATCTGATAATCTTGTTATGTTCCTGAAATCAGGAATAGGAATGAGAATATGGCAGCAGTCTTGGGGTTCTGCAACAGCGTACTCTTCGTATGTTGATGTATGGACAACTGGAAACTTCAGCCAGACAAATGTAAATAACTGGAATACTGCATATGGATGGGGTAATCACGCTGATGCACCATATTGGAATGTATCGCTTACTGATCCAATACAGGTAGAATCTACGGATGTTACTTTTCAGGGTAATGTGACTATAAACGGAACATTAACAGAAAACTCGTCAATACGATACAAAGAAAATATTAAAAGTATTGGAGACTCTCTGTTAAAGGTCAATAAATTAAATCCAGTAACGTACAATAAGATTGGCGTAGTTAGCGAAGAGATAGGTTTGATTGCGGAAGATGTATTTGAGCTATTCCCAGAAGTTGTAACATTAAATGATGCTAATCAACCTGATGGTATTCAATACCAACGACTAAGCGTTATACTTCTAAAAGCTTTGCAAGAGTTAACCGAACGAGTAAATAAGTTAGAAAACAAATAATATGGCTGTTTTAAAATCAGGAACTACTATTGGTGGACACGTAGCAGTACACGCTAACAACATAAGCACTTACGCGCTAACATCAGTTCCAGCAAGCATTTATCCAACAAACGTATGGATTTCGAATGCTATTTACTTTGGTGGTGGTAACAACTATTTTAATTTCGAATCATCAGCCATAAATTCAAATGTTGGAATTACTAGCGGATCCGTTAAGCTATTTAACGCTCAGAATTTCGACAATATTTCAAGGAGTGGTTTCTATAATCTGTACAACACAAATACTGGATCTACAAATCCTCCAGGGTTTGACTATGGAACTATGATTGTAGTCGGAGACAATAAGTCTTCAAGCTCGTTTGGTTTTCAATTAGCTCACTCAAGATTAAATGTTGCTGGTGGACTTCGTGTCAGAGGTATGAACGACACTGGTTCAGCGTGGAGCGCTTGGGCTACCGTGTGGACCTCTCTTGATTTTGCCAACAACTCAGCCAACTGGAACACAGCCTATGGTTGGGGCAACCACGCTAGTGCTGGATATGTTCCGGGAGCAAGAACTATTACGATTAATGGAACGGCATTAGACCTTACAGCAAACAGAAGCTGGACAATATCTACAATAACTGGTAACGCTGGAACAGCTACAACTCTTCAAACTGCAAGAACAATTAATGGTACATCATTTAATGGTTCTGCAAATATTACAACGTCTACTTGGGGGACGGCTAGAACAATCACTATTGGTGGAACTAGTAAAAGCGTAGATGGATCGGGAAATGTTAGCTGGTCTCTAGGTGAAATTCAAGCAGAATATGAAGTTCCAATAAATACTCTTCGTAACAACCTTGGCTCACCAACTGTCCGCGAGGCTGCATTATTCCACGGTCAGTTTAACAACAAGTTTAGATTTATCGCGCCAACACTTCAAGAAGAAAGTACAGATGGAAATACTTGGGTGACATCCACCAGGGCTTCAGCAAATGCATTAGCGGACATAATGATTGGAGAAGGACAAAGTAGTAACATTGTAGCTATTCCTTCTGCGGCAGTTGGAACTTTTGGAGGATACCGACTTACTTGGTCTGTTGTTGGGCAAACTGGATATGTGTTTTTAAATGCACTTTATGTTTGGAATTCTACTAATGGAAACACTGTAAATATTACAATAGAGCGTTTTCATAATACAACTGGATGGGAAACTGTTTGTGGGCCTTTAGCTACATCAAATTGGCCCGGTCACGCATATATTCCGCACTCAGCTATATATTATAGTAATGCCGCTACTCAATATAGTCAAGTCCGAGTCACGTTTACGTCAACACACAACACAAATACAAACGGATTTAATATATATGGTATCGAGTGGTTTGGTGGATACCCTCAAGGGCAAAGAAACGTTCAATCTTATGACAGAGATAAAAACGTACTTTTCCCGAATGCTATTCAGGGATCTAGATTAATATCAACGATTGCTACTGGAACTGCGCCTCTTTCGGTAACATCAACAACAGTCGTTGGCAACCTAAACGCCGATATGGTTGATGGATATCACTCCTCTAGTCTCTGGAGGGCTGATGGTGGATCTTGGAATCCCAATGCAAACATCGTATTAAATCAGACTGGAAATAATCAGGAGTGGTCATTTGACATCACCAGAAATGGATATACTGGTGGTTACTGGCACGTGTGGGATAGTGCAAACAGCACTATGCTTAAGGTTGATGCTGTTACTGGCAAGGTGTCAGCGCCATATAACTTTGTTGGAAACCTTGAGGGTAATGCTACAACTGCTACTACGGCTACGACTACATCTGGTAATGCTGGAAGTGCCACTGTTTTACAGACTGCTCGAACATTAACTATTGGAGCAACTGGTAAGACATTTGACGGTAGTGCAAACGTTTCGTGGAGCCTAGCAGAGATTGGGGCACTTGGCTCTACCGCTAAGGCAGCTGACTCTGAACTTCTTGACGGAGTTGATTCGCCGAGATTTATTTTTGGTGAATCAGGACGAAGAAAGGGAACTAATCTAATAACAAACTGGAATCAGACAACCCATCCTGACGTCGCATTCCTTTCTTCTGAAAATAATACAACAAATGCCCCAAGTACTGATTATAGTTATGGTCTTCAGTATTCATTCCACAGGGATGGGGCAAGCTATAGGACTCAACTAGTTACATCACTTTATAGTGATTTAGATATTTGGGTTAGAAACTCAAGAGATTCAGATACTTGGACATCTTGGAAGAAATTGTGGCATTCTGGTAATTTAACCAATCTTAATCAGTTAACAAACGGTCCTGGTTACATTACAAGTAGTAGTTCTATTTCTGGTAATGCTGCAACTGCAACTGTATTGCAAACAGCAAGAACATTAACTATTGGTAGTACAGGTAAAACTTTTAATGGATCTGCAGATGTATCTTGGACTCTTGCTGAAATAGGAGCTCAAGCAGCTGGCAGTTATTTAACAGCTGAGGCGGATACATTGGCTACTGTTACAGCTAGGGGTAGTATAACAAATACAAATTTATCTCTTACTGGTCAAAATACCATTAGCAGAGTATTTATAGATAGAGCCAACAGGGTCGCTTCCGGAATAAGCTGGTACTCTTCTGGATATACCTCTTGGGCTACGTATATGGGTCCTGCCGGAACAGCAAATCAAGGTCCAACTGGTAACATAACTCCACCAAGTGGAACAATTGTTACTTCTTGGGCCATACGGAATTTCATAGAAAATGCGACTGGGTATGGTTGGACTTGGGAATCTGGAACAGCTACTGGTCAGCCTTCAATCGTAGCTGAGCTTTCATCTGCAAATGGGAACTTTAGAACGATTGGCACTATTTCAGCTTCAAACTTTAGCGGATCGTCATCTGGCACAAATACTGGAGACCAAACGACTATTACTGGAAACGCTGGTAGTGCAACTATACTTCAGACAGCAAGAACCTTAACAATAGGTTCTACAGGAAAAACATTTAATGGCAGTGCGAACGTAGCTTGGAGCCTTGCTGAAATTGGTGCATTTGCATCTGGAGCAGCAAACTCTGTTGATGTTCGTTTATCGTCTGGCGATGGTCGTGGTTTGCGTTTCTGGGATTCCGATGCCTATAAGATATGGATGTCAGCATCAACAAGTACAACTTGGGGTGGAAGGATCTCTGGTGAGACCACATCTGACTACAATATGTACTTTAGGATTGGCGGAGGAACTAATCGTGGTTTTGTATTTGAGAATGTTTACGCAACAAAACTTCTATCTATAAATCCAGATGGTGTTCGCACAGGACTTACTGTTACTGCCCCAACATTCAGCGGTTCTCTTTCAGGTAACTTTAATAATGGAAACTGGTACTCCAGCACAAACAATCTATACTGTACAAACTCAAGCGTAATTAACTACCGTATACATAGCAACGGAGGAACATCTGTTTTTGACGTGTATGGTGGTACTGGCGCATTTGAATACGGAATTCGTCATAGGGCTACATCAATGCCTGTGTTCCGCTACTACTTTGACGCAGGTCAATATCAGGGATCAAACTGGATCAATGTAGACCCTTGGGGTAATGACAATGGATGGGGCTCCAGCCCAACGCAGTATGCCCTTGCTGTTGATGGACTTGCGGCATTTGTTGGATTTGAAGACCATTCTGATTCAAGATCGAAATCAGCAATTGTTGAAATTGAAGGAGCAATTGAAAAAGTAAAAGCCATTTCAGGATACACATATTGGAAACAAAAAAGTGAGGTCCGCGAGGCTGGAGTTATTGCTCAAGATGTTCTTGCAAACTTTCCAGAGGGCGCAGGAGGAAGCGAAGATGGATATACCGTAAAGCCATCTGCGTTAATAGGTCTTCTTATGAAGGCAGTCAAGGAGCAGCAGGAAATCATTGATGACTTGCGCTCTAGAATTGAATTGTTGGAAAAATAAAATTATATTTGTGTATGGCTATTAAAAGTGATTATAAAAAGTTTGGTGTTACGTTCAAAGGAGCGTACACTAAAATATCTACAGTGGAATACTCTAATGGATTTTCTGAATCTTGGCAGATGTCTGAAGACCCATCTATTCCACCTCAAAAGTTTTTAAGTAAAGTTCTTCGTGTTCAGTTTCAGCATCAAACGTTTCCAGATGCAACTTCAAGTGAGTTGATCGACAATAAAGTCCATCATATCACACTTAATGACGCTGATAGCTTGTTTGAAGACTGCTATAATTATTTAAAATCACTTCCTGAATTTAGTGGTGCTATTGATGCATAATTTTACTATATTTGTATAAGCTTAATTATTAATCTATATGGCACAAGTAACTGAAGAACAACTGGGCAAAGCTCGTGAGATTCGCTCTAAGCAGCAACAGATCCAAATGGAACTGGGTGGTCTTTACGTATCTCAAGAAGATCTGAAAGCTCGTCAAAATCAACTCGTTGAGGAACTTCGTAAATCTGGCGAAGAGATTCAGACTTTGATGAACGAGTTAGCCCAAGAGCACGGACACGGAACGCTCAACCTCGAAACAGGTGAGTTCACTGCGTCTGAACAGGAAACCGAGTAACATCGGCCTACTCCCCCTCTCTCTCGCGAAAGGAGCCCCTTAATTGGGGCTTCTTTTTTTTGTAGATTACTTAAAGAAACTCATTGTGAAAGCAGATTCCACAGAAGCAATTGCTACTACCTGGAGCCTAACGGCTGGTGGTGTTTTGCTTGCTCAGTTACACGCCATTTTGGGCGTAGTCGTCCTCGTATCTTCACTTGCCTACACCATCTGGCGTTGGCATCGTGACATCAAATCAGGACGATGATTGAGCGTCTGTTTCGCAGCCCAAAGACCACTCTTCTTGGTCTTATCGTAATGGTGCTATGCTTCCTGCTTGTCTTCCTAGAGAAGGCAACTCTTACGGAGGTTGGTGTTTTCGTTATGGGCGGTTTCTCTATGTTATTCCTCAAAGATCCCGATGGCAGCAAAACTGAAAAGCCAAACAGCTAGCACTTACGTTAGCAAGAGCAAGAAGCGAGGCAAGCACTCTAAGAGTGCAAGCGCTAACAAAGCTTCCAAGAACTACAGCAAACCATACCGAGGACAAGGACGATGAATCTTAGCAAAGACTTTACCCTAGAAGAACTCATTCGCACTTCTACTGGCTTAGACAATACGCCAAGCGAAGAAGAGATTGAGAACTTGCGTTTACTATGCGTGAACGTTTTGCAGCCTGCTCGTGATGCTCTGGGACCTATTAAGGTAACAAGTGGGTTCAGATCACCTGCTGTCAATGCTAAGGTAGGAGGAGCACCTTCAAGCCAACACGTTAAGGGTCAAGCTGTTGACCTTATGATGAGTGGTGGTCAGAAGAAGCTTTTAGATTGGATCATTGCGAACGTAGAGTTCGATCAAATTATTTCAGAATTTCCTGACAAAAATGGAAATCCTGCGTGGGTGCACGTTAGCTTTGCAGAAGGTAAAAACCGGATGCAAAAGCTTAAGGCAATTAAATCTGGTGGTAAAACTAAATACGTACCTTTATGAGCGATAATAACTTTGACAACTGGCTAAATGAACTTGAAGAAGCACCTCAACCTACCTGTAATATCGATAATCCTGACGAGTGCACTTCTTGCGGGTCTTAACGGATGCCGAGCTACTGCACAACTTATCCCAGAGAGTGTGATTGTTCGGGACACGGTAATTGTAACCAAAGAGCGAACGCTGACAGACACACTACTTCTGTACAAAGACACGACGA